GCTAGGTCTTTATCAGCCCCGCCCCATGTTCCTTTTGATTTTGTTGCAAATGAATTAACTCGTGCTAATCCCCATTGAGTTGGATTTGTTCCTGGTCTATGGCTTGATTTCCAAGCTGCATATCCTCTATCAAATACTTTTTTTAATATACCATAAGGCATACCTGTTTTATCGGCCTTTTTCATAAGTGCCGCCTTTGCATCGGCTTCTTCTAATGATTGTGAGAAGCTTTTCATTTCACCAAACTTCTTTTTAAAATCTTTTGTGTGATCACTTTCTGGAGCATTTGGTCTTGGCTTATTGTGTGCTGCTTTTTCTTTTGCATTCATATCAGAATATTTCTTCTCTTCTAAATGCTCAACATCATCAAGCCAAACTCTTTTCTTCCAATCTCCAAACTCGACTACTAAAAAGTTAGTGCCACATCTTTGTATAACACCAACTTGATTTGTTTCTTTAAGAACAACTTCGTCACCCTGTTTAAATAGATTGCCTTCAACAAACTTTTCTCTTTTCTCAGAGACCTTTTCTAATTCAACATGCTTACGTACTGATTCTTTTTTAAGACCCATGCCTTTACGTAATGCATAATATAATGTTTGTATACCATCTCCTGGTATTTCTAAAGAGTTATCAGCAAATCCTTGTAAATCACCAGCTGCAACAAAGGCTCTTAGTTTAGATGCTGACATACCTGAGACACCTTCTGCATCGGGATCACGTTCTCCAGCCGAAATAACTTTGATTCCATCTTCGAAATTATAAAAACCATGACGAGCTTTTTGACCGTTATACTTATTTAACAGTGTGTCAAATTCTTTAACTCTATCACTACCAGCAACCATAGAAACTTTAGTATATCCTTGATCATACAATTTTACTGCAATATCAATTACTGTTCTAACATCGGCATCTGCCATAATATTTCGAGCATGTTTAGGAAACATTTTACGCATAAACTTAATTTTTTCTTTAAACGTAAGAGGATTCTTTTTAGGATCTTGTGACTTAGACGCGTATATACGATATGAACCGCCTGAAACTTTTTTTAATTTTTCAAACAGTTTTTCGTGGCCGGTAGTCGGTGGATTAAATCTACCAAAGACAAATGTCATTTCGCCTTTTGCTTCAGTCAAATAATCGCTAAAACTTTTAAACTGCATTATTTCTCACCTTTACTTTTTAATTTTGCTCTATCCTTCTTTTTAATTCCAGGAAGAAGTTTTTTGGCTATTTTTGCGATTGCGCCTTTTTTGTTGGCTAGCTTCTTTTCTATACCTGCTCGAGCAGAAAATGATAGATCACTTTTCTTTTTATTTTTTAGTATTTTTTTAATAAGTAATTCTCTAGCCGCTTTAGTTGCTTTGGCTTTGAGTTTTTCTGGGGATGCTAACTTCTTGGCTGCTTTCTTTTTGCCAAGTGCGATTTTAGCTTTGTTTTTTCGAAATGCAGCTTTCATCTTCATGCGATGTTGAAGTGACATTGCTTCTGAAAAGTCTACGCTTTCTTCAGATATGTCTGCATTGTGTTCTTTGAACGATTTCATCTTATCCTCGGTTCCCATTTAGTTAGGATTATCCCAACCTTTAATTATATCTTTGCTAAAGTTGTTAGTAGAAAATTCCAATCTATCAACAAGCTTAACAGCTCCACCTTCCATACGATCTATAGCAACAAAACCCTCTGGGTTGGTCACTTTAAATCCGGACTTAGTCTTTACAAACGTACTAATTTTATTTAGTTTGTTTAGTTTATTTATAATAATTAATTTGCTATCTGTTACTAAATTGTGTAAATCAAACACATTTTGTAGGTTTTTTATATTAGATTTGTCAAAAAATGCGAGTAATTGATCTCTTTTAGCTATCTGAATATCTTTACCCTTTTGACTGCTTCTCTTGTCAATTTCTTTTTGATACCTTGCATTTACCCACATTACTAAACCTGTTGCATGTTTCTTAGTATCAGTAATACGTTGTCCGTCTCTTACTTTACTATTGTTATAAACATTAATCATAAGATTTAGTTCTTTGTTAGATTCTATTTCTTTAAGCGTTGAAGCTGATATTTTTCGAAATAGTTTGCCAGCATCAGAAAGCTTTTTATTTAGTGCATCTGTTTCTGACTTAGTTAGTGTTGCGGTTCCTGATAGATCATCAAGGGTCGCATCTTGCATCCATACATCTTTAGAAGATCTAAGCTTGGTAACAATTTCCTTTCCAAACTCAGCCCTCATCGTTTCGAACGTTGCTCCAGAGTACGTAGTATGCCAAACAATTCCGATCTTAGCTGATCCAATCGTCTTAGCGAGAGCACTACCAGTAGGTACTGCGTAAGCGATAGTGTTAGGATGAAACACAATATGACTAACTCCATTTATATTCTCCTTTTTAAGGTCCGACTTATCAAACATAAAGTCGCCTTGTATAACACCTTTAATTCCTAAAGGCTTAAGATAATCATATGCCATTTTTAATTTTTTAGATAGATCTCCACTTGTATCAGCATCTATATCTGCGTGTGATTTATATACTTTTGGGTCGGCATTAAATATGCCCTTTTTTGCTACGAAGAATTGACCATCACGTGGATCTTCTCCTGCAAATACGGCGGGGGCACCGTCCCACTTTACGGTTACGTCTACTGCAGCTTTCGTATTACCGGATAACATATCTCGCAACGACCTGAGTGCGATGATAGCTTGGCGCGCCCCCTTAACTCCACCGTCAAGAATAAGGTCCTCAATATGAATCATATGAGTGTTCTTACCTGCGGCTTCTGACAATTGATTTTTAAATGATTTCATTATGAGTATACCTTTACGTAAGCGCTAGAATCTTCAAGTTTAGATCCTGCATAATTTACAATTTTAGTGATCCAACGATTGGCTTTAGAACCAGTATGTTGATCTACATGATACAAAACAAATAAGCCTTGTAGTTTTGAACCTAACCAAACACTATCTTTTTTAAATATTTGATTTTCAAATTCTTCGTATTTTTCATTCTTATAAAAATGACTGTACATATCCCAAAAGATTTTTATGGCTTTAGGATCTTTTTGGCTAATACGCTTTGCTATTTTATTAATCGATTTATTATCGGGGATTCTTTTTCTAAATACTTGCTTTGCTGCATCTCTCATAACACCAAAACCTGCACCACCGCCTCTTGCAGTTTTTAGTGCAATTTCAGCTTTGATTGCTCCCTTTGCTGTACCAGCTCTAATATCTAATTTACCATCATCAAATACAATTCTTGCAGATTTAGTAGACCAGAACGTTCCACGCTTTTCTCCTTGGAAAAGTATTTTTAAAATTTTATGATCGTCAGTATCTGGTGGTAGTTTAATATTATACTCTTTTGATTTAGCTTTTTTCTTGACTAATTTAAGAGATATAGCAACAACTTTACGGTCAACAAAGGCTTGTAGTAATCCTTTATTGTACGCTAAAACATTTGATGTATCTAGGGATTTAATATCAAAGCTTTTATCAATTGCCCATATATCACCAGGATTCCATTTATCATCCTTAACCGGGCTCTGATCTGAATTTTTGTATGCTACGTTTTTCATAGCGTAAATTCCATTCATTAGTTTACTATTTCTGTGGAATTTATGTGATTTATTAACATAACCTTCTTTGATTAGCAGCTTTGCAGATTCATATGAAGACGTAAACCATCCTTCTTCTACGCCTAAAACCTCGTCAAGAGATGCATCAACTTCTACTAATTTGTATGCTGCTTTTAAAATTTCTGGATTTTGAAAAAATTCTTCGGCTTGCATTCCATTATCAAGCATGGCTTGACATAAAACACACTGGTGTGATTCGGTAATTTTTGTGTTTAGAGTTCCTCCGCCTGAACCACCGCCACCACCAAATACGGATGTTTTACCTATTTGCGAAGATGATATTGTTTTATCTCCGCTATGTAACGGAAATGGTTTTCCTAACTTTTTAAAAATTTCAATTTGAGCTAGAGCATCATCGATATTGGTAACTGTAAAAGTTCCTCCAGCCGCCAACTCTAAGGGCTTTTTATCACGAATAAGCCTAGCAAGAATATCTAGGCGAGGTTCATTAGTGTATGTATTTGGTTTTTGCAATTCAGCTGGGGTCAGCTTAACTGCTTCGTTTATCGATCCGAATTGTTTAAAATTTTTCATAATAGTATTATACCATCCCCGATGAAGTTTGTACAATACTATTTATACTATTTTGTAACTCGGTGCTTAGGGTTGTACGACTTATTTGGAAAGACTTCATCATTTTCATCAACATTAATAATGCCGATTACTTCTAACATGTCAATCATGTTCTCTCCGCCTTCTTTTAATCCGATCTTATAAGAAGTCCATCCGACT